CATATTTATTATAAATTAAGACAATGGCATTATCAATCAATACAACAATCACAACCGATGAAGGATTTGAAGTTTCAAACGCAATCGGTTATTTAAACATCTACATTCTTGCTCCTGGTTCAAACTGGGTTAATTTAAACTACTACAAGTCTGAGGCAGACTGGCAGGCAGGCAAATCACCTTTGAATGTAAACATGATTCCGAATCAAGTTCAAACTGAATTGACAAAAGAGGAATTTTGGGGTGATAATCTAGCAACTCTTATTCACAATAAGTGCCTTAGTAAAATTGAGGAAGTGACCGGAACAGGTACTGTTAGTATTCTTCAATAATAATTTGCCTTTTTATAAAAAACTAATTATATTAAAGTTATGGCACGTTTAAAATTAAACAAAGAGGAAATTAGTACTATCCAAGAGTTACAACAACAGAATAATGACATCCTATTCCAACTTGGGGACGTTGAGGCAGGTTTGAGAAACCTTCAAAAACGTAAGGATGAGTTATTCCAAGCATGGGATGAATTGATGGCTGCTGATAAGGCATTCGGTGATGCAATCACAGAAAAATACGGTAAAGGCACCATCGACTTCCAGAAGAATGAGATTGTAACAGAAGATTAACTCTGAACTCCATTTGGTCAATATTTATATTAAATGACCAACAATGGAATACAAATAGAGAATTCTCCTAATATTCTCATAATAACAGATTCTGATCAAAATCAGATCACGGTTACTCAACCGGTTGTAAGCCTGGTTGAAGTCTCTGCTGTAGGCCCTCAGGGTCAAAAAGGAGACCAAGGTGATAGTATTTTTCAATTAGTATCCGGATCGGTATATTCAACCACTTCTTCTTTAGAGGTATCAGGGTCTTTCACGGTCTCAGGCTCTTCAACATTTAAAAACATAGGACCGGCAATATTCTCCGGGTCTGTTACGTCAACCCAAGGATTTACCGGTTCTTTGTTTGGTAGTTCATCTTATGCCTTAACGGCATCTTATGCAATGAATGGAGGTTCTGGGGGTGGTGGATTTTACATTGCTACCGGATCAGTATCTGCATCTGTAGGATTAACAACAGGGTCTTTTGTAGTAACTTCAGGAAGTTCAACTTTATTCACAGTTAATAATGCAGGAGCAATCTCAGCTTCAGCTGCTTTAATAACAGGCAACGTTGTAGTTCAAGGAACTGCTTCAATTAATACTTTAATAGTCAATCAGACTCAGTTATCAACCGGTTCAAATCAACTAGGGGATGCTGCTAACGACTTTCAGACTTTATACGGTACTGTTACTATTCCAACAGGGTCTTTGACCGTGACTGGTTCTATAGTAAGTACGGACGGATTTACAGGTTCCTTATTTGGAACATCTTCCTTCGCTAACACCGCTTCATATGTTAACCCACTCCGTCAGACTGTAATTATAAGTGGATCAACTTCCATAACCGGCCCATCTACCGGAGGAGCAGGTGTACTTAATATAAATGGAACAACACCAGGAACCACTAATGGTGATGCTTATATATACTTTAATAACAGTTATTTATTTCAACATAATCAACAAGGAGGTAGTTTTAATTTTAAACAAGGTAGTACCTATATTTGGAATAGTAGAAATGGAAACCTACTAGTTGGAAACACAGGAACAGCCCCTTCAGCTAGATTGCATGTTTTAGGATCAGGAACAACCTCAGCCACTACTGCTTTACTAGTTCAAAATTCAAATGCTTCTAGTTCACTAGTAGTACTTGATAGTGGGTATGTAGGAATTAATACAGGATCTGCTGCGTACAATTTAGATGTGAATGGTACAGGTAGATACGTAGACACGATTAGAATTGCTCAATCAGGATTTTTAAGAAATGCTGATATTTCTATGGGTACTAGTTTAACCATTGGTACAAGTCATGGAGGTATTCAATTCTATTACCAAAGTAATAATATTGTTAATTTTGGTCCTTCAAACAACCAATTTTTTAAACAAACACAGATTGGATATGGGACTTCCCTTATAACAAGAAATGCAGTGTTATCTGTCGGTGGTACAATAACAGCTTCATCATCACTTGCACAAGGGTTGCTATACGATGGCACTCTCGCAGCTTCAGCTTCAAATGATACTCTAGTAGGACTTGATATTAATCCTACGTTTACTGCAGGAGGTTTTACAGGACTTTCTAATATTGGTACTAGAGTACAAAATGGTGGTTTATTAATAGGTACAACATTACTTAATACGGACACTCTTTCATTTCCTTTGCAGATCAATGGAAGCTCTCAGAATATTGGATCTGTTTTTAGAAACGCTCTAAGTACAGGTTATACATCATTTAGGTTTTATAATGATCAAAATGTTAACACACGAGCTATGGAGATGGGTTATGCTGGTTCAGCGTATCCATCAGCAATTGTAACTGGAGGTGTAACCGGAGAAAGCGCTTATTTAACATCTACAGGAGCTTACCCACTACAACTAGGAACTAATAACACAGCAAGATTTATTGTTTTTTCTAATGGTAATATTGGAATCAATACATCTACAGATTCCGGAGCTAAACTTACAGTTAAAGGAACAGGAACTACAAGTGCAACTACAGCCTTATCGGTACAAAATTCAAATGCTTCTAGTTCATTAGTCATCCTTGATAGTGGACAAGTAGGTATAGGGGTAACTAATCCAACCGGTTCTTTAACAACAAACGGTAATATTCAAATAAACAATAACGGAGGGCTGACTTTTTATAATGCTTCAAGTATATTTAGTTCACATTACATAACAACAGGTAATGAAGTACTAACTGCAACTAGTTATAATTCATACGGTGCTTGGAAGTTTGTTGGTTATAATGTATCTATAGCTAAAAATTTAGCAGTAGGTGGTGTATTAACAGATTATGTAGCTCCACTACAAACATTCCTAGTGAGTGGTTCCACAGTACTTAGAGGAAATACAGCAATAACAGGTTCAACTACAATTACCGGGTCCTTAGCAATATCAGGTTCATCAGGTAACGCTCCTGCGTTAACAGTCTACAAATCCGGATCTACAGTAATGTCCATCCAGGGTTCACAAGGTGAATTATTCAGTATCACAGATTCATTATCAGGATCTTTATTTTCTGTAAGTAATATTTCCGGTCTACCGATAGTGGAAGTATTCTCAGATGATAGTGTAGTGATGGGTAATTACGCCACACCGGCTATGGTTATCACAGGTTCGGTAGTTAACGTTACTGGTTCATTAGTAACACAGGGTCAAACAATGGATCCTGCTTTAATTTGGTTTATGGCATAAAAATAAAAACAGAATATGGGAAAATTAGGATGGAACTCAGGGTATATTGGATCTGATCAAAGAGACACTGCTAGAGGAGCTGTAGGGTACAGTAAGTATTATTTAGAGAGAACTGATGGAAGGTTTTTACCTAGTTTAACTTTTACAGGGCTATTAGACACTTATGCTGGAGCTGCAGCGGCTTATTCGGTACGTAGGTTAAACTCAAGCTACACAGGACCACTACTTAGAGTTAGACGTTCTTCAGATAACACAGAACAAGATATAAGTTACGAAGGTGCAAATTTGAATACCGCTACCCTACTAGCTTTCTGTGGATTAAGTAACGGATACGTGGTAACTTGGTATGATCAATCCGGAAACGGTAAACATGCTACACAATCAACAGCAATAAATCAACCTCAAATTGTCGCTAATGGAGGTGTAATTTATAAAAACGGAAAACCAACAATTGATTTCACAACCCAGACAGCACCGGTATCCTTAGATGCGACTATAACAAGTACAAACCCATACTGGACAGCCTTTGGTGTAATCTCACCCGGTACTATTCCAAGTATAACATACACATATGGAAGATGGATTTCTGTTGGAACACCAGGTACACAAGATTATAATAATACAAACTCCTTCCTTGGCTTTGTAACTTCTCAATCAGGGTATGGTGCTGCACCTCCGGCGGCCGTGGTGGGTTACAATACTACCTTTGCAGGAAATACAATTTCATACAGCAATCAATATATTGTAAATGTATTAAAAACAGGTAATACAGTTAAGAGCGGTCTTAATAATGTATTAAACAGCGGATTTACTCAAGCCGGTACATTAAGCGCCACACGATTGAGAATAGGAGCTAATATAACATGGTTAGGTGAAACTAACTCAAACTTCTACGGCACTATCCAGGAAGTAATTTATTACCAAACAGACGAGTCAGCAAATGTGGCTGGTATAAATACAAACTTAAACGCTTACTACAATGCTTACTAACGGATACAAATACATAACAGAGCAAGATGCTTACAATGCCCGGGAAGCATGTGATGCTTACTACGGGATACCTGTAAGCCCAGATAGTGTAACGCAAAACTGGGTTGAATATCAATTTGCAGAATTAAACGAACCTCAATTTTGGTATATAGTTTATAACTATACTTTAGAACCTGTTTTAGGACAACCAACAAACTTCGAAGTAATACAACCAAATACACCTTTCTAATATTTATAAAATATGCCAAATACATATAAAAACATAGGATTAAATTTAACAGCATCTATTTCAAGTAGTGCAGGATCAGGTTCGTATGCTGCCTCAGGATCATTACTAACCTGCCCTGCTAGTTCAACAGTTGTGTTAAAAAACATACAAATTGCTAATAATTCAGTAACTTCAGGTTATACAGTCAATGCAACTGCTAACTTAATTAAATCAGGTTCAACAGCAACCTATAATTTAATTTCTTTTGGTGCAATACCGGCTTATGCTTCTTTAGACATAGTATCTAATACTTTAGTGTTAGAAACCGGAGACAGTATACAGGTCATACTAACCGGTTCAAACCCACTAACAGGAGTATTTACAGGATCTATCTCAGCACTTGCAAGTTACATGCTAATCAATTAATATTTATACAATATGTACAGCAATAGAGAATTTATGATTTTTTCAGTCTCTGAATTAGATCAGATTGACTTCACTCAGGTTTTAGAAACATCAGCCGACACTGTAAGAAAATCAGTTGATCAAAGTAAGACTTTCGTTAAGTGGAGTGGTGAAATGCCAGAATGTGTTAATAACTTAACTACCAAAGAAGGCCCTTATACCTACGAAGAAATTCTAGAAATACTTTCTACTCCGGAATGGACTGATCCAAATCCTTTGATGGAAGGAGGATTGTAAGATGAGTTTTCACTACTCACCCAAGGTTGTGACTAATGGATTAGTTCTGTATTTAGATGCAGGTAATCCTACGTCTTATGTAAGCGGTTCTACAAATTGGAAAGACTTAAGCAGAAGTATGACTTCTGGTTCATTAATTAATGGACCTACGTTTAGTTCTGCTAATAATGGGTCGATTGTGTTTGATGGAGTGAATGATTATGTAACAGGTAGTAACTCTAGTAATTTCGCTTTCGGAACCGGGGACTTCACTGTATCAACTTGGGCTTATTTTAATGTTACTAATGGAATAATGGTTGATTTGAGAACCAACCCTGTAGGAAGTGGGCCTGGATATTCTGACTATCTTCAAAATGGTAAATTTAAACTTTACTGGAGTAATGCCGATAAATATACATCAACAGGAAGTTTAGCAATAGGAAGCTGGTACAATATAACTGTAACAAGACAATCAACAACATTATCTGTATATTTTAACGGAGTATTAGATGGTACTACATTTAACAATACTAATTTAACTGAAGGTGGATTTAGGTTAGCTACAAATATAAACGCTACAGGTTATGCTAATGAAAGAATAGCCACCGTTTTGATTTACAAAGGAAAAGCCCTTTCAGCCCAAGAAGTCCTACAAAACTATAACGCAACCAAAACACGATTTGGATTATAATGGCAGGAAGAATAGCATACCTAGGAAATATCTCACCGCAGGGTCTAGTCCTAGACCTAGATGCTGGAATTAAAGGATCTTATCCTAAAACAGGATCAACTTGGTTTGATATTTCAAATAATGGAAATAATGGAACATTAACAAATGGACCTTTGTACACTGGATCAAATTACGGGGCGATTGTATTTGACGGGGTGGATGATTGGGTTAACACTGGTGATATCTTAAATACTACAGGGTCGTTTTCAATAACAAGTTGGATTAAAATAGTAGGTGACAGGATTTACCCTATAGTATCAAAATGGGATTCTTCTGGTGGTGCTAATAATAAAAGATTTTTTTTATTTAGAGTCAATACCACCACACTGCAGTTTTTTGATTCAAATTCAACCTTAGCTATAGGAGGAACAGTAACTTCAAATACATGGACCGAAACAACAGTAGTTATAAATGGATCAAACTCACAATTGTACATTAATGGAGTACCATCCGGAGCAACCTTCAGTCCTACACTTTCAATAAAAACAGGAGTAAATTTAGGTATAGGATGTTATTCATATTCACTAGATAATTTCTTTTCAGGAAGTATAGCAAATACTAGTATTTACAACCGAGCCTTAACCCAATCAGAAATCACCCAAAACTTTAACGCCCTAAGAGGCAGATACGGAATATGAGTACACTAAACGGAGGACCAGGCAATATTGTTACTAATGGATTAGTAATGTATTTAGATGCGGCTAATTATGCTTCTTATACTTCAGGAAGTTTGACTTGGTATGATTTAACTAAGAATAATAATAGTGGGTCTTTAATTAATGGACCTATTTTCGATTCTGGAAATGCTGGATCAATTGTGTTCGATGGATCAAATGATTATATCGCTCTACCAAACGGGATACTATCAGGAACTGGAGATTTTACAGTAATACAGTGGGTTCAATCAAACGGTAGTGCTGTAGGTACAACACTTGGTAATTACCCTGCGGGTAACTTTCAATTTGGATGGAGTCAAAACTATGTTTTTATGTATTTAGGTAATAGTACTGCTTATGCTTCAAATAGTAATTTTACTACAGCTATTACAATGATTGCCGGGAGAAGGATAGGAATTACTACTAACTACTTAAAAAATGGAGCTGTAATATCCACAGGTAGTTCATCTATTTCAATAGGAACATCATCTACCGTTTTTAGAATGGGATTAACAACTAATGGGGGTGAAACATACACCGGTAAAATTTTCAATACTTTAATCTACAACAGAGGACTTTCTGATCTAGAAATACTCCAGAACTACAACGCACAAAAATCACGTTTTGGTCTTACTTAATATTTATAATATATTATGGCTTTAACATTATCAAAAACAGGGATAACAAACGGTGGAACCATTCAGGCTTTTCATGTTACTCAATCAATAGATGCTTTCTCAAAACAAGCAGCTTATGATATTACTCTGTCAGGTTCTTTAACCTTAACCGGATCAGTAGCTTCTTATAATGGATTCACAGGTTCTTTAAAAGGGGATATTACGGGAGAAGCACAGACTTTAGATACTAGTTTCTACCCTAACGGTGTAGGGCCGGTTATTCAGAGTGCAAAGATAATTGCTGGAACCGCTAGATTAAACGGAGGAGCACCCGCTACAATTGCATTCCCGATTGTCGAACTTGCAGGTAAGACCCTAGGACTTGATTGCTTTGTAACAGCAACCTTATCAGGCTCTGCACCTTATACCGGAACAGTAAATGTAGGAACTCTAGCCGGAGGAACTTTATCGTTTACCGGAAATAACGGAAATGCAGATGTATTCCATTTCCAGGTAGTATACTACTAAGCATTTAAATAAAAGCCTAAGACTATTTATTAGTATATGGCTAACATCCCAATATACCCAGGTTCATCTTCCTTCTTTCCAGGAATGACCCCTTTTGGGTTTTACGACTATGATTATCAATTCCAAGTAGATGCTGACAAAGTAGCTACGTTCTGTGCAAGAAGACTTGGATACCCTATAGAAAACATAGAATTACAGGATATTAACTTCTACACTGCCTTTGAAGAAGCAGTAACAACTTACGGAAATGAAATTTATGCCTGGAAGGTAAGACAAGACTACCTTTCTATGGAAGGAGCTTCTACAGGTTCGGTTTTAAATCACACAGTCATTCAGCCGAATTTTGCCGGAATCATCAGATTATCTAGACAGTACGGAGAAGAAATTGGGGTTGGAGGTACAGTTCCTTACTATACCGGATCAGTTTACACTACCGAAAACGAACAGCTATATGATTTAAATGCATGGGCACAGGCTTCTGCTTCATTATCAGCCGGAGATACAATTGAGATTAAGAGAGTGTTTTATGAAGCACCACCGGCAATTGTACGTTACTTCGATCCTTATGCAGGAACCGGAACCGGGATGATGAATTTATTGGATACTTTTGGTTGGGGTAATTATTCTCCGGCTATTAACTTCCTTTTAATGCCTATCAATTATGATCTTCAGAAGATTCAAGCAATTGAATTTAACGATCAGATTAGAAAGTCACAATATTCATTTGAAATTATAAACAACAAATTAAGAATATTCCCAATACCAACCGTAACCGGAGGAAAAATATTCTTTGAATACATTAAGAACTCTGAAAGAAATAACCTTGCAGATCCTACAATGAATAACAGCGGGGTAGTTTCTAATGTTTCTAATGTACCTTACACTAATCCAACTTATGTTCAAATCAATTCAATTGGTAGACAGTGGATTTTTGAATACACTCTAGCAATCTGTAAAGAAATGCTAGGATATGTTAGAGGAAAATATGATGCAATTCCAATCCCGGGAGCAGAAGTTAGACTTAACTCAGGAGATTTGGTAGCAGCAGCAACTGCCGAAAAGACTTTCTTAATAGAAAAACTAAGAGGACATCTGGAAGATACTTCAAGAGATAAACTTTTAGAAAGAAGAGCAGCCGAGGCTGATTATAAACAAAAAGAATTAAACATGGTTCCACAATTAATTTACATAGGGTAATGAAGTTAACACAGCTATTAAAAGAAATACAATTTTCAATGTACCAGACTTTGGTTTATGTTGAGTTTGATGATACAACCAATATAACCGATGTTGCACAATTAATCAGAAGCGTTAAGTATGTTACCGTTGTAAATAATAAGACCGATAAGGAAGATTTAGAACCTAGAGGCTTACTTGAGATTAAAGCAGTAACAACCAAAACCGGAACTGAAACTTTTGAAGCAATCAGAGCAGAAGCTCTAAAAATGATCCCAGAATTAAAAAAATTCAAATACAGCACCAAACAACTACATAAGGTAGAAGAACTATAATGGCATTATACGGAGAAGCAAGAGATATCAGCATGTTCAGACACATCAACCGAGAGTTGATGCGTAACATTATTTCTCAGCAGGTTGTCTTCTACAAATGTAACATCACCGAAACTAAAGTTAATATGTACGGTGAAACTTCCGGAGGAAGGGTTTATGATGAACCGCTTCTTATTTATTCTTTGATAGAAAGAGGAGATCAATCAGCACCTATCCAGGACGATTTAGTAGGGTTCAGTTGGCCGGTTACTTTTAGATTCTTAAGAGATGATTTAGTAGAGGCAAATGTTGTACCTGAGATCGGGGATATAGTAATGTGGCAGGATGCTTATTGGGAGATTGACAATGAGAACATCAGTCAATTATTTGTTGGAAAAGACCCAGACTATCCTTACACTGATTCTACAGGAACTAATATTTTAGAGACTGATTTAGATAGATTTGGTTACAACGTATCTGTAATTTGTACTGCACATTACGTACCTGCAGACAGAATAGGAATTGATAAACAAAGATTGTAATGGCAAGAGGAAGAAAACCAATACCAAAAACCCAGAAAGAAATCAGCAATTCTTTAGTAACTCCTTTTGATCAAAGACAAGGAAATCCTAATGACGCTGAGCCGGATAAAAATAATAGAGCCTTGCAGACCTCTTTTAAAGGAGATACTACAAAGCCATTCACTGTCGGACTTCAGGATATTGATGAAGCAATTTTCTACTATTTTCAGAATGTAATTAAACCTACAGTTTATCAGAACGGAGAAAATCTGACAGTACCTGTTTTATATGCATCTCCAGAAAAATGGAAATCATACCAGAAAGATGGTTACTTAAGAGACGTGAAAGGATCTTTGATGGCTCCTTTAATTATCTTTAAAAGAGAAAGCATTGATAAAAATAGATCAATAGCAAATAAGTTAGATGCTAATAATCCTCACAACTACTCAATAACCCCTAAGAGATACACTCAAAGAAATGCATATTCTAGCTTTGATGTTTTAAATAACAGAAAACCTGAAAAAGAATATTATGCAGTTGTAGTTCCGGATTATATTACAGCAACTTATACTTTCGTTGTCTTTACTTATTATGTAGAGCAGCTAAATAAAATAGTAGAAGCAATCCAATACGCTTCAGATTCATACTGGGGAAATCCTGAAAGATTTAAATTTAGAGCAATGATTGATTCTTTTGGATTCCAAACACAGTTAAATGAAAATCAGGAAAGGGTAGTTAGGAGTACATTCACAGTTAAGTTAAACGGGTACTTAATACCAGATACTGTACAGAAAAGTACAACAGCGATTAATAAAGCATTTGGTAAAGCAAGACTTGATTTTACTTTAGAAGGAGTGGATTCACCAGGAGGCGGTTCTACAGGAGTTCCGGTTTTATTTACCCAGCAGCCAACACCGCCGGTTTATCAAAGCCAGCCAGTGGCAGCAGTAGTAGGGACTCCGGGTACAACACCAGGAACAACCCCGGTTACTTTCTCAGACGTACCTAAACCAGTACCTCCTACAACTCCAACTTCATCTGCAGCACCTACAAGCAGTATCTACGATCCTGATTATCAAGCAATATTAACTTATGCAACTGCTCAGGGTTATACTCTACCAAGCCCTTCTCAGAGATTATTACAAAGTCAGATGATTCAGGCTCTGAAGACAGGTTCCATTTGGAGTGAGTTAGATTTGTTCTACCTCTTTGCCGGAGATGGAGATTCAAATTTTGCAACCTTAAACTGGAAAAACCCAGCGCTTTATAAAGCAACAGCAGTTAATAGCCCGACATATACTCCTAATATAGGGTTTACCGGAGATGGAGCAAATGCTTATTTAAATACAAACTGGAATCCAACCTTAGGAACTAAATTTACTCAAGTTAGTGCATCTCATGGTGTTTATACAAATGCTTCACCGCCGATGGGTATATCTTCTGACATTGGGTACCATGGAGGAGGTAGTAATCCATACAATATCATCAACACCTGGACAGGTGGAGGATCAGATGGTTTTTATATAAACCAATCCTCAGCACAGAATTTAGCACCAATAGACAGCTACTCTTTCAGAGCAGTTACACGCTTAGGTACAGACTTAGTACTCAGAAGAGATTTTGGAACTCAAGGTGTCACTCTATCTACTTCTGCAGCACCGACAAGTAGTCCGATCTACATTATGGCAAGAGGTGTACCTTCACCACAATGGTATGCACCGTCCGTTATAGAATTTAAAGCAGACTTCTGGGGAGGTTACCTGACCGCAGCTCAGACAAACACTCTCTACACTACTATAAAGACTTACCTAGAGTCAATTTAACGGGTATTTTTTTTTGCAATAGAAATAGCTATTTATATTAGACTATTTAACTAACTTAATAAAATGGCAGAAACTTTAATATCACCAGGTGTACTTGCAAGAGAGAATGACTCTTCATTCATCACCCAACAACCAGTAACCGTAGGTGCAGCAATCATTGGCCCTACTGTAAAAGGCCCTGTGGAAGTTCCAACAGTTGTGACTTCTTACAGTCAATTTAAAAACACATTCGGAACTACATTCTCAAGCGGTAGTGGTGTATACACATACTTCACCTCTATTGCAGCTTATAACTACTTTGCAAACGGTGGAGAATCGTTGTTAGTAGCAAGAGTGGTAAGCGGATCTTATAACTCTGCAACAGCTGCAGTAAGCGGAAGCAGTACTTCAGGATCAGTAGTATTTGAAACACTTTCTGAAGGTACCATCATGAATAACTCAGGATCTGAGACTGCTGGTGCTTTAGCAAGCGGATCTGCAGATAACGTAAGATGGCAGATTGTTAACTCAAACACTTCTTCAGGTACTTTTGACTTATTGGTAAGACAAGGTAACGATACCGCAAACAGCCCTACTATATTAGAAACTTGGACTAACTTATCTTTAGATCCTTTCTCTCCTAACTATGTTGCTAAGGTGATTGGAGATCAGTCATTTAATTATGCTTCTTCAGGAACAAGCTACTACTTAGAAGTAACAGGATCTTATCCGGTAAATTCAAGATACCTTAGAGTAAAATCAGTAGTTAATCCTACCCCTTATTACTTTGATAACTCAGGAGTTGCTAAGACAGCCTATACTCCTTACATCCCAGTTAATGCTTCTGGTACCTTCTCAGGTGCAACCGGAGGAATTATGGCAGGAGCACAATACTACGGAACAATCACTGACGGTAATAAATCACAAGGTATTCCAAGTGGTAGCTACGATAACATGATCAACTTGTTATCTAACCAAGATGATTACAAATTTAACGTATTACTAACCCCAGGTTTATTCAACTCTCTACAAACATCACAAGTAACCAGTATTATCAGCAATACTCAGAATAGAGGAGATAATATTTACGTACTAGATTTAGTACCTTATAACTCACAAGTTAGTACAGTAACCAACCAAGCTGCTTCAAGAAACACTTCTTATGCTGCTTCTTACTGGCCTTGGTTACAGGTTTTAGATCCAGATTCTGGACAACAGGTTTGGGTTCCTGCTTCTACTTTAGTTGGAGGTGTTTATGCATTCAACGATTCAGTAAGTGAGCCTTGGTTTGCACCAGCAGGTATCAACAGAGGTGGATTAGGTAACGTAATCAGAGCTGAAAGAAAATTAGCACAATCAGACAGAGATACTTTATACTCTAATAAAGTTAACCCAATCGCTACATTCCCAGGAACCGGAGTAGTGGTATATGGTCAGAAAACATTACAACAAAAAGCTTCTGCTTTGGATAGAGTAAATGTAAGAAGATTGTTAATTGCATTGAAGTCTTATATCTCTCAAGTAGCTAACAACTTAGTATTCGAACAGAACACTATCGCTACTAGAAACAGCTTCCTTGCACAAGTTAACCCGTACTTAGAATCAGTACAGCAAAGACAAGGTTTGTATGCATTCAAAGTAGTAATGGATGATTCTAACAACACTCCTGATGTAATCGACAGAAACCAAATGGTAGGACAAATCTACATTCAACCAACTAAGACTGCAGAATTTATCTACTTGGATTTCAACATTACTCCAACCGGAGCTACATTCCCAGCTTAATTTCTAAATCGTTAATATTTATAACTAAATAAGACAATGGCAATTTTAACATCAGACGAAATATTCTTCACCGCATTTGAACCAAAAGTTCAGAACAGGTTCATCATGTACGTAGACGGTATTCCTGCTTATATTATTAAAGGGGTATCTGGATTAGGATTTGAACAAGGTGAGATCATATTAAACCACATCAACGTTTACCGTAAGATTAAAGGTAAGTTGAGATGGAACGATTTAAACTTAACATTATTTGATCCTATCACTCCTTCAGGAGCACAGGCAGTAATGGAATGGGTTCGTTTACACCATGAATCAGTTACCGGCCGTGATGGTTATTCTGACTTCTACAAGAAAGATGTTGTAATTGACATCGTAGGTCCAGTAGGTGATGTAGTATCTGAGTGGGTTATTAAAGGAGCATTTATTAAGAATGCAAACTTTGGAGACTTAAACTTCGATAACGATTCAGCTGCACAAAATATTACCATGACTTTAGGAATGGATTATTGTATCTTAAATTATTAAACGCAGTACTTAACTACTACTTTTCAAGAAAGCCTCCTATTTATAATAAAGATAGGAGGTTTTTTTATGCACGAATATTTTGAAATTATTAGACAAGCTCTTTCTGAGAGTAGAAAAAAAGGAACTACTTACTACGAAGCTCACCATATAATACCTAAAAGCTTTGGTAAGCACTCAAGCACAGTCCTATTAACACCGGAGGAACATTACCGCTGTCATAAGCTGCTCGCTGAGTACTTCAAAGAACATACGCAGTATGGTAAAAAAATGCTTTGGGCTTTTCACCGGCTTAGCTACGACAATAAGAGAAAACTAACAGAAGAGGAGTATGGAGAGGCTAGAAGAATTTTACAAAAACTATGGGGAGCTAATAAAACAGATACACATAAAGATAATATACGCAAAACCCGAGTAGGAAAGAAAACAATAATGCATCCAGAAACCAAGGAACTTAAGTATGTTAATAAGGAAGAATTGCATATGTGGTTAGAACAAGGTTGGGAAAATACAAACTATACAAAAGGTAAAACTTTCACCAACGAACACCGGGAAAAAATTAGACAAACAACAAAAACACGGTTAATAGGTAAAACCGGATCATCCGCTCAAGCAGCGAAAGGACCATATACAGTGGAGTTTGAAAACGGAGCAAAATATACAGAAGGAAGCTACCCAGAACTCGCAAAAAAGACAAATATACCTTTCGCAACTCTCCAATACCGGTACGTTCATAAAAAAGGACAAATGTTAAAAGGATGGACTATTTATTAAAATAAGAGGGCTTTTTTATTATATGAAACTCACCACCATACTCCAGGAAGTAATTCTACCTTCAAACCTAAAGACGCTTTTAGGTAAACTAAAAGATAACGGTTATACTGTTCTAGGTTCCGGAGATAATGGTATAGCACTTCAAAAAGGAAATCAAGTACTGAAGTTAACTACTGACATTGATGAGCTAGAACACGCTGAGAAACTTTTAAACCATAGTTTTACAAGCATAATACCCATCAAGAAAGTAGAAATTCTTGGACCTAAATCAGGAGTGATAGAAATGGTGGATGCACAGCCTTTAGCAGAAGAGGAAAGAGAAGAACTTGCTTCAAATAGTATAAAAGCAGAAGACTACCTAATGTACGATAAAGAATTAAGCGATAGCCTTTCAGATAAACTAAAGCAGTTCTTAATTACCCTAAAAGAAGCTTTTGTAAAATCAGGAATTGATCCAGCAGAAATTGACTGGTCTCCAAACAACATTATGAATTATAACGGAAATTATGTCTTAGTAGACGTATAAAACGTATTTCTTATATATTTATAATAGAATAGTTACAACAAACCAGTATATGACAGACTTTAAATTCCCAACCGAGGTTATTGATCTTCCTTCTAAAGGATTACTTTACCCTAAAGATTCTCCACTTGCCAGCGGTAAACTTGAAATGAAGTACATGACCGCAAAAGAGGAAGACATTCTAACAAATCAAAACTACATCCAGAAAGGAATTGTAATTGACAAACTTCTACAGTCTTTAATTGTATCAAAAGTAAATTACAGCGACTTAGTTACCGGAGATCAGAATGCAGTAATGATTGCTGCCCGTATCTTAGGTTACGGTAAGGATTATGAATTTAGCTACGGTGGACAAAAGCATACTATCGATTTAACAACTTTAGAAGATAAACCTTTTGACGAATCTTTAATCACTCCTCATGTTAATGAATTTAGCTATGAACTACCTTTCACAAAAACTAAGATTACTTTTAAAGTAATGACTGTTGGTGATGAGGAGAAAGTGAGAAAAGAATTAGAAGGTCTAAAGAAAATCGATAAAAATTTAAATCCAGAATTGTCAACAAGGTTGAAATTCATGATTACTTCTGTAGAAGGTAATAGAGAACCTGGAGCAATCAGAAGCTTTGTTGATAATGGATTACTTGCAAGAGATTCAAAAGCATTACGTGAATATGTTAAGAAAGTTCAACCAGACATTGATTTAAATGTTACTGTTGACGTAGGTGGTGTTGAGGAGGACATCACACTCCCAATCACTGTTAGCTTTTTTTGGCCTGACTTCTGAGCATAGAAAGCATATATTTGATCAAATACATCAAATAGTCTTCCATGGTAATGGTGGATATTCTTTTGTAGAAATTTATGAACTCCCTATACATTTAAGGAAATACATCTTCCATCAAATAAAAGAATATTACGATAAACAAAACAAACAAGATTCTCCGGATGAACTAGCCTCTAAGATTAAATCAGGCACTGTTCAAGTACCGGATTACGCAAAAGGAAAGAAAGTAGCATACAACGGATAGGCATCGTAAAACCGGTGCCTTTTCATATTTATAATATATGGCTGATAATAATCAAGATCCTAAGAAATTAGCAGAGGAAAACAACCTACTAAGACAGCAAAATAACTTACTTGAACAACGTTTAAAAATTCAAGAAGAAGGTTATTCTGTGTCTACTGCTTACTTAGAATCTCTAAAAGAAGCTTTAGGTATTCAGACCAGACTCTCACAGAGAGAATCTGACACTTTGGATATAAATAAAAAACTTCAAAAAGCTATTAAAGAGCAAAGCACAGAATTAAATTCGATTGCTCAGAAGACAAAGGAAATCGCTAAGAATGAAGATTTAATTCAGAAAGCAAACTTAACAATCCGAGGGCTACAAGCTACCATTAGTGAAGATCGTAAAAAGCAAGTAAATGAAACCGCTAAAGCTGTTCAACTTCAAAATAGTTTAGTTAAAGAAATAGAAGAAGAGCTTAAAAAAGCAGAAAAAGGTTTAGCTATTGATCAAGAATTATTATTAAGTAAAAAAGCACAACTAGCTGCTGCTGAAGAGGAAGTTGAACGTAAGACCGAGTTATTAAATCCTTTAGAAAAACAACTATTATATACTAAACTAGTATCAGAAGAGCTTAAAAACCAGACTAAAGAAAGAGAGAATGAGAAGAAACTGCTAGATGAAATAGATAAAAAACTAGGAGTTGCTGGAAAGCTTTCAACACTAATAGGAAAAATACCAGGTCTAGGGAACGCTTCTGCAAAAGCTTTAGAGAAGGTAACTAAAGAGATGAAAGAAGCTGCAGATAGCGGTAAGGAGCTTCCTACCAAAATGCAGACTCTAAAAGGGATTGTAAAAGAAACCGGCAAAGGTTTACTTACGGATTTAAAAGATCCGTTAACTCTAATAACAGCAGGAGTAGGGATGTTAGTAAAAGGCTTCCTAGACTCAGACAAAGCCACTACCGGACTTCAGAAAAACTTAACTATTTCAAAAGGTGAAGCATTACTGCTAAACGCTCAATTTACCGCTGCTACTTCAAATCTAGATGATATGTTCATCAGTAGCCGAGACATGATTAAGAGTTTTGGTGCTTTACAGGACAGATTAGGGTCAGTAGGGGAAGTAACAGCAGAATCTGCAGAAACTTTTGCAAGATTAAATAAACTAGTTGGGTTAACAGAAGATGAGGCAGCAGGCCTACAGGCACAATCTGCAGCATTCGGAAAGGATTCTGACAAGGTTTATATGTCTCAACTAAAGACAACTCACCAACTTTCACAGCAGTATAAAACACAGATAAATCAAAAAGCAGTTTTAGCAGAAGTTGGAAAAGCATCAGCTTATACATTAGTTCAGTTTAGAGGATCTACCCAAGCCTTAACAGAAGCAGTAGCGAAATCAAAAGCTTTAGGAATTAGTATGGAGACTTTAGGAAAAGTATCCTCAGGACTTCTAGACTTCCAATCCTCTATCGAAAATGAATTAGCAGCTGAATTACTAACCGGTAAACAGATCAACTTAGAGCAAGCCCGTTATTATGCCTTAACAAATCAACAGTCAAAGCTAATGGATGAACTAAATTCTCAAATAGGTACATTTAGCGATTTCACTAACATGACTGCAGTTCAACAAGAAGCTTATGCTAAATCTTTAGGTATGAGCTCAAATGAATTATCTGAGATGTTATTCAAGCAGGAATACAGAGGTAAAACTGAAAAGGAAATTGCAAATATTGCCGATGAAGATTTAAGGAAAAGAGTAGAAGCACTGTCAGTGCAGGATAAAATGCAATCGGCGATTGATAAACTATCCGCTACTTTTGCAGATTTCGTCGCTGGACCTATAGGAGCTTTCTTAACTAGTACAACCGGCATATATACAGTGATGGGGCTTATGGCAGTCACTGCATTACCAAAAGTAATCAGTGGATTCGGTGCATTAGTAAAAGTAGCTAAAGCATTTAAGATACAGGAGATAGGAGCTGCTATTGCATCTGGTTGGACAGCAGCAATGTCTAGTCCTCAATCACTACTAACCGGTGGTGCTATTGGATTAGCATTAGGTGCCGGGATAACAGCAGCGATTATAGCTGCAACGAGCGAAGCAGGCGACCTATTCTCAGCAGGAGGGTATGGAAAAAGAACCTTAGTCGCACCAGAAGGAACTTATAGACTGAACGATAACGATAACATTATCGCAACAACCAATCCAATCAATGTTAACGATATGATATCAGGACCTAAGGGTTCTATAAGACCACAAGCACAAGCAATACAATCACAACCGACCAAGAGTGAGATCAGCATAGCACCTGCAAACACCCAGATAAACCTTAATCTAAACGGTGCTGCAATCGGCAATGCCAATGCAAGACAGGATTACGGAGTGGGTAGGGGATCTAAGACTTTCGGCGGTGCGGTAGACTACAGTGCACCTATTTAAACTTACAAATATTTATAACTAAACAATACCATGGGAATACAAGATATACTTCTTAACAAAGGCTCAGTCTATACACCATACGACGGGGCAACACCAGCTGTAAATCCTTTAGCTACACAGGCTTCTAAAATGCATGCCGATCTAGCAGGAACACCTGGTTATTCTTTAGACGGTGCAAGTGTTAGTGCAGTTAATACAGCCTTCAATCAATACAATGATGGAATGAATAACGTATTACCACAGCCTTCAGTACTAGACCTAAACGGTAAAACACCAAGTAAATACAAAAACCCAGAAAAAGGAACAACCTACCCTTAATGGCATTAAAGGATTTATTAACCGACCTATCATCCTTTTATAAGGATAATCCCTACCAGGCAAAATACAAAACAAAAGCCGGGCCGGTTAATGCTTTGGAAACTCCTTTTAATCAAAGAAGCTTAAAATTCGGTAATGATAGACCGGGCGGGGGTAGTAGTGGACAGCCTTTCATTCAACAGTCATTACCGGGAGTTGATTCAGACCCTAATGCACCGTTTCCAGATTTCCTATTAAGAGATCCTAAAAATGCTCTTAATGATAGGGTAGATGACCTAAAGAGAATAAGTAAATTTTTAGTATCTACCGAAGGTGGTTTGTTCATAGCTAAGCAGGAATTACTTTCCTTACAGAACCCGATAGTACCAGGAAGACCTAATAGATCAACACCGGTTTCGGGACTGTACAATCCGCTGATGACCCTTGCTCAGGTAGGAGCAGCAGGTACTGGATTACATATTGAAAAACAGGGATTGTTTCCCATCTTTTCAAATACCGATAAGTATGCGTATGTTTATAAGAATGATCACAGCACTGAGAATACCAACAGGCTAACCATCCTTTATAATTTTAAAATTCAAGATAGACAGCCTTCAATTGCAAGAGCAAATGCTGCGTTACTAGGAATTTCAACAAATGAAAATCTTATCTCGTCTTATATTGGAGGGCCTAATGTGGGTCTATCAGGAAAGACTAACATAGGGTTTGCATCTGATAGATTATCACCTTCTGCTATGCAGGAGAAAATTGATGCTTCTTTATTAAACTCACAGAATAAAACCTTAGATACTAGGATTAATTACACCGGATCTTTAGGAGTTTCTTATAAAGCGAGTGATTTAGGTTATATTCAAATAGACACAGGTAATTCTGATACTAACAGCACAGACTGGTTAGGACAGAACAGTGTTTATGCTTTAGGTACTTCAAATACCTTCCCAATACCTAATTTAACTAACACAACAGGTAAAGGAGTTTACACCCTTACCCAGCAGCAATTAGCAGCTAAAACTTCAATTCTAAAATCAGGACTTAGTATTCCTCAAGATTTTAGACAGGAGATAATAGACACAAATAAAAACATCCCAGCACCGCTTGGATTATTTGCTTTTAATTACCAATCTGCTAAGATTAACAGAGAAGAGAGAGTAGGATTAGGAAACCCAGGTAAAAGAACCAGGGATAGATCTAAATTAGCATCTTACGATAACGCAACAGTGGATAGAATCAATATGTTACCTCTCTACTATGATAATATTGTTCTAGACCCGGATGTATTAACCCGTGATTTGGTAAAGTTTAGATTTGAGGTTATTGATAACGCAGACCCTAAGTTTTCAACTTTCGTACATTTTAGAGCATTTCTTGGAGCAATTAATGATAGCTTTAAAGCAGATTGGAGCCCTATAAAATATATTGGTAGAGGGGAAAATTTTTACAACTATAATGGCTTTTCTAGAGATATTAGCTTTTCTTTTAAAGTACATCCTCAATCAAGAGCTGAAATGAAATCAATCTATCAGAAGCTGCAGTACCTTGCTTCCTCGCTTGCACCAGACTATAAAGGTGGGTACATGAAAGGAAACTTAGTGAGGTTAACTATTGGCGACTATCTTTATATTGTGCCTGGCTTTATCTCAAACTTAACCTATAACATACCAGAGGAAGCATCTTGGGAAATCTCATTAACAGAACCAGAAGGTGGAGTGGATGTAGGAACAATGGAAACACCGAAGTTCTTCGATGTTAATGTTTCATTTACACCAATTCATGATTTCGTACCTCAAGTAGGTAATAATAAAAAGACAGCTTTGATAACACCTGCTAGAGCAACCAACACATACCTAGATACAATAGGTTACAACTCAGATGATAGGGTAGGTACGAATAATAAGATTTATAATTTTAATAATGATTATAAGAAGGGAGAGTTTAGTTTTAATCAAGGTACAGGTTCAAAAGCAGATCAAGATTATATAACAGCTACGAACTTACAGCAGTTTGCAACCGGAGAAGTTGTCGGTAGCATTGGTAAAGCAACTCCGAGAAAAACTAAAGTTGAAGTGGGTCCTATAAAAGACTTAGATGCATTGATGGGACAGAATCAAAAAGCACAGACGCCGAAAAAGGCAAAAGTAGAGGTACCACCGACACCTGCAAAGACTAAAAAGAAGAACTAATGAATAGATACGCAGATACACCGCTATACAAAACCTCAACCGGGATTCAATACCAGGGACTAACCAGGTATCCAGAAATCCCATACGGGGAAGATGATATCTATACATTTCCGGTGGAAGGTGATAGACTTGATAACCTAGCATACCAGTTTTACGGAGATTCAACTTTATACTGGGTAATAGCAGCTGCTAACCCTCAAATTGCATACAATTTACTCTACACAGTACCAGGAGTACAGTTACGCATTCCTTTCCCACTTGATAGAGTTTTAAATAGTTTTAATGATATAAACAATGGCTAAAATTTTAGGTTTACCTTTTGATAGTTATGTTGATAAGCAAGTTAATATTAGACAAGCAAAACTTGCAAAACACCAAAAAGACCCTGAGGACTTAGTAGTATTTAATTCTAATACGGCCTGGGTAAGACTTTCTTCTGGAGTTAAAATCGAACCAGATAAAGCAACTACCCTAAGTACAAAGTTAGGAGTAAGCCAGGGTGAGATCGTAGGTACAAAACTTGCAAGTAAGTTAGTATTATTCGGCGGTTCAGCCGGATATTCAAACACCTCAGGCTCAGTAACATTTGATGGACCAAGAGGAGGAGTGGGGTATGGGTTAAATAATGCATACGGATTTTTAACAACCTCAGATCAAGGACTAAAACCACCGCCAGGCATCACAAACATAAGCAGTGCTTATAAAAATAATGGATCTTTAAGACAGGCACAGGTATCTATAAAATGCTATAGTAGATCTCAATTTGAGGCTTTAGAAGCTATTTACTTAAGACTTGGCTATACTGTTGTATTAGAATGGGGTAACTCAGTGTACTTTGACAACAACGGGAACGTTCAGCAAACACAAGTTCACCTTGTACCAAACGTACTGTATGCAAATGAGGAGAATGTAGATCCGGACACAGTAAGAGAAAAAATACAGAAGAATAAAATAGATGCAGCATGTAATTATGATGCAATGATGGCTAAAGTTTCTAATTTCTCCTGGAACCTAAATGAAGATCTAAGCTTTGATATTAAACTTGATTTAATTTCTGTTGGTGATATTATAGATTCACTAAAAGCTAACCTAGGAGGTTCAGCAGGAGCTGTATCAGTTCAAATAGAAGCTTCAGGAAGTATTCAGAATCTCGTTAATATTGTAGTTAATAAAGAAGTCTCAAAAGTTAATAAATTATTTTATGAGATGTACGATGAAGTATTTAAAGGCCTTCTTGGGAAATTTGGAAGTCCGGAAAATAAGAAAGTTATAGAGCAGGTTAATAATGTAGAAAAAACAGTAGGTATAATAGATGAGATAAAAAGTAAATACAACACTACATTATTTGATAAATTATATGAACCTTATAATCTATATAAACAAGTTGTAGCGATCTGGGAAGAGTTGAAAAAAACTTACACTATTTTTATACAAGATCCAAGAATTGTAGATCTTGCACAAAGACTAGGTTATAGCGACGGTAATGACCTATTTAATAATTTAATAGTACGAACCTATAATGCAAGTAATGCAGCACAGTCTGTGGAGGATTATAAAGCAAAAGTAGATAAGCTAAAAAGTTATTTTGAAACTATAAAACCAGCAACAGAGGAACAAGGGACAAAGCAACTTGAGTATTTAAAAAACTCTGCTGATCCATTAGGCGATCTAGTAAGAGCATTAGATGTAGGAGCATTTGATGCGGATAAAAAATATAAAATAGCAGATGTGGAATTTGAAGATGGAATAGGGGATTATGATTTCACCAAACTTCTTCAGGATATCTTCTTTAAGAAGTATAATTTTGACGGATAAGATATGGGAGAATTTACAGATTTTATAAAAGAAGTTACTCAGTCAGAGTATTATAGAGGAGCTAACATCTTACAGTACAGCGATGGAGGAGGGGAATTATATGTTTCCTTTCAAGTACTTTTACGTTTTTTAGAAGAACAGGTAAATATAAAATCAAATGGGAAACCTATTTTAAAAATAGACTGGGAAAGTGACAAGCCTTTCTTTGCATTCTCTACATCTGTTTCCTTCAATCTACTAAAATGTTATTTGTATAATTCGTATATCCCGAATAGTGATGGTGCATTTTCACAGCAGAATGTTTTTACTTTTCATCCATTTACTCATTTCTCAACACCGACAGCAAAACCAGATTTTCAAACTGAAGAACAGGCAATAGCAAGCGGTAAAATTGTAGAGATTAACGATCAATACACTAAAAAGTACCCAACAGACAAGGTTTATAGAACTTACCCCCAGATTGGTAATATAAATTACATTTACCTAAATGCCGGATTTGTTGCCGAGCAGATGACCAAACAAGCAGAACCTTCCGATACTACAGTTAGTGTTAGGAAGTTGTTACAAGCTATTTGCGACGAAGTAGGGAAAGCACTAGGAAGTATCAACGACTTTCAGGTTGTATTAGACGATGATGAAAATAAATTAACAATCATTGACTATAATCAGAAAAGAATAAAAGGACTTGCAAATACCAAAGGAGCAAAAGTAACAGAAATAAAAGCACAAGGTTTAGGAAGCTTTGTCACAAGCATTTCTGCTCAGAGCAGTATTACCCCGGAACTCGCTTCTACAATCTCAATTGGTGCACAAGCCAATGGAAATAAACCAGGTGTAGAAGCAGTATCTTTTAGTCTGATGAACAAAGGGCTTATTGATAGACTTTATGTTGAAAAATCTGCACCAGGTGAAACTAGTCAAACAGATAAGGACTTACTTGCAAGATCTGAAAAAGAAAAAAGTACAAAGTACGAACAAACCCGTGCAGCGTATATAACCTTTATTGCAAACCAAAAAGAGAATAGTGACAAAATTACTTTTAAATCAACAGATAAACTAAACCTTGAGAATATTTGTGCAGATTTTTATAAAGCACTTTTAGGAGCTTATACAAACGATAAGCAAACTGCTACAAGTTTCATCCCGGTAAAGTTAGACTTAAGCCTGGCAGGTATGAGCGGAATAAAAATATTCCAAAGATTTACAATCTCAGGAGATGTACTTCCTTATACCTACAAAGATAACTTTGACTTTGTAATAACTGGTGTGAGTCATGAAGTTAGCAGTAACGGAAGGTGGACAACTAAACTTTCTGCTATTATAGCTTTGAAAGATAACATATAAGGTTTATATTTATAATATATGCCTTCAGGTAGTTTTTACTTAACAGATAGATTTGAACCGGTTGCAAGTGTAAGCCTGGCAGGGAGCAATGTTCCTTTTCTAGATCAAGCAGCCTTTCAAATAAAGACTGGTAAAATTACTAAGAACGTAAGTGATTTTGCGACAGTAACTAAACAAGTTATTGCTAACTTAGAAGGTGGTTATTTTAATCCCGTTTACCACTCCACTGGAGATTCCAGATACAGTACGTCCGGAGAAACGATGTTCGGGATTGATAGAAAACAAGGAGGTAGTATCAATACTTCAAAAGCAGGGATAAGCTTTTGGTCAAAAATAGATGCTGCACAAAGAGAGAAAAAATGGAGGTGGAATTACATACCACCAGACCCACTACAGACTGAATTGCTAAACCTTGTAGTTCAGATGATGGAACCACAGTATAATAAATACGTTAGTGGTTATATAGGACAACAAAACAACGGTGATAAAGTTATAAGTATTATTAATTCAGACGGGAGATTAAAGTTTCATTTTGTGTATGCAGTTTGGAACGGACCAGGCTGGTTTCAAGGTTTTGCAAATAAAGTAGTACAAGCTTATAATTCAGGAAAGAAAACCGCTGATGATTTACTAAAAGTAGCAATCTACAGCAGACTAAACAGTACAGGAGTTTTAGGAACTAACAGCCCAGCCCCGGGAGGTTCTGCCTGGTCGTTAATTAACCAAGGGGGAACTAAGATAGCAGAATTAGTAGGAGTAACCGTGTAATGTATTTTCCAAAATCCAAAATAATACCAGATCAATATACTAACGGTAACGAGTTAGTTTATAAAGATAACAACCAGCTGTACCAAGGATACTACCATATACTTGCTAACGGTACAATTTTTACTGGTAAAAATACAACTGATGGAATACCGAGAGAGTTAATTTTTTTACAAAATTCACAGCAAACCGCAGATAGCGGTTTAGAAGTATACGCACCATCACCAACTTCTATTTTTAAATTATACAATTTTGAAACTTCTAAACTCTACTACGATAACATAAGATTGAAAAAAGGAATAGAGTATCCGCTTACAACTTTAATAGAGCCGGTGTATGCTTTACCAACTCCTTCTTATCCGTCTTTTATTCGATACTTTGTAAAAAGGGTGAACAGTAATACGTATCTTGAAATAAGTAAAGAAACTTACAGTAATTTAGAAAGTAAGAATAATGCTTACAACTGGCCGGCTTATCTTATATTTACACTCCCTTGGACAACCGGAGGAGCTTCTAGACAAGAGATTCAAAAAATCAACCGTAATATAGTACTGCTTACTGAACAACGATTGAAACTTTACGGATTCTCTCAATACATAACAGATTATACTGAATTTGCCTGATAAGTTGGTATTCTAATCAAACTTTCGTATCTTTAGTTAAAGGTTATGTTTTGGCTAATAGAAACACAGGAACAGTTTGAGGATTTCAAATATACAATAAGTAAAGAGGTATTTGCTATTCCGATATACAAACATTCGGAAATGCATCATGGAATCCTTACACCTATTGCAATCTACTTTAGAGGAATAGACCAAGAGAGAGGCTTTTTAATTAACTTCTTTCATCCAGAAGCATTACAGTTTGATTACCTACAGGTAAAAGAATTTTTAAAAACACTATCTAAAATTTATACTCCGGATAAAAAAGCATTCAACTACGTACATTTTGGAGAAAATACATTTGATCTTAATTTATTTCAGCAGGTAGAACTTAAAAAGCATACTTATGCCCATAATTACTACTCTCAGAAGTATTATGATTGTGATGATGTGAATATGGTTATACCAATAGTTAAGCATTTTGAAGAATGTGAATTAATCTTTGACCAATACCTACCAGTAATTAATAAGTACGTTCACAATCCCTATCACGATGATCTCTCTAATGTATTCTGGTTTATAGAAAGAAACGGGCTTAAGGTTAATAGTGCTTTTGAAAGGTACTTTGAGTTAAAGAGACCCTTCTTATCCCTTTATAACAATTGGGTATTCACGCAGTATAACTTAAATACTACTACCGGACGTCCTTCTAATACGTTTAATAACCTGAACTTTGCAGCCTTACCTAAAGAATCCGGGGCAAGGTCGGTTTTTGTACCAAGAAATGATTTCTTTATTGAAATTGACTTAACGGCCTACCATCCTACCTTAATTGCACAGATGGTTGGGTATGAATCACCGACCGGGGATATTTATGAGGATTTTGCTAATGTTTACGGAATGGATCGAACTGAGGCTAAGAATCTAGTCTTCAAACAACTCTACGGGAATATCTTTGACCAATATAAGGATTTTGAATTCTTTCAGTTAACAGCTAAGTTGATTCAGAAGATCTGGTTAGAATTTAGCAATAAAGGAAAATATACAGTAGAAGAAACCGGAAAAGTATTTGTAGAGAAAGAATTGCAGAATATGAATCCTCAGAAACTATTCAATTACATAATCCAGCACTGGGAAACTTTCAATAACGTTGCACTTTTGAAAGAAATTCTCTATATTCTAAATGGCGGTAAGACGAAATTGGTGCTTTATACATATGATGCATTTTTGCTAGATACTGCCAAGGAAGATAAAGAAAAGATTAGAAGAATAATAGATGTATTTAAACAAGCAAAATTAAAGATAAAAACAAGTTATGGACCAGATTACAACTCTTTACAGCCCCTTTGATATTTATGATAGAGAAACTATCAGTATCGGAGACGTGAATAATAAACTATTTTGTACCTTTGTGCCTTTGGATGGAGTGGATTCCTTTATTGAGGATATTACTAGCCAATACACAATCCTTTATAATAAGATATTTGTATTGCATATCAAAAGCAATGACGAGTACGTATGTACTTATAATGTAGATCAACCAAACATTAACAACATTCCAGAAAATACAATTTTAGTACATAGGAAAAAAGAGTCAAACACTCTCTACACTATCAATGCCTTAAATGAATTGATTAAAAGCTTGAATGAAGGTATAGTTGATACTAACTTTAGAATAGACTGGCAGCATTATAAAAACACTGTCATGCTAACTCAGCAGGGTGATCTAAAACTGCTAAGAACTAAAATCTATCAGATTGTGGAACTTTAAGTTGCATATCTGAAATAAGTTTCGTATCTTTAGAGTAAATAAAAGTTATGTTAGACAAAGAATTTGTACCCTACGAGGAAGCATTATCACTTAAAGAACTTGGATTTGATGAACCTTGTTTTGGGTTATTCATTCATGGGAATTTGAACTTAATTTTTACGGATAAACAATTTAGCGATAAAGTTATTTCGGCACCACTATTCTCACAAGCATTTAGATGGTTTAGAGAGAAGTATGATTTAATCTATGTAATTGTTAAAGTGGAATCTTGGTTTTTTACTATTAACGGATGTAATACCCAAGAAGGTTTTAACACCTACGAAGAAGCAGAACTTGCTTGTCTTAGAAAATTAATTGAAATTGTAAATGGAAAATAGTAACGATTACAACTTTGATCATGTAGCTAAAGAGATAGTAAACTCTATCCGGTCGGCTAAACAAGCCAAGCTTTTAGATAGGTCTTATTTAAGGTGTCATCACTCATTAGCCAAAGAACTTATAGAAAAATCTAACCTAGATTATGACGGCATGGTTAAATCACATCTAATACAGAGGTTAGCACAGCAGATAGTCGGCGTAACTCAACAGCATATTAAAACAGAAGAGTACCGTGATGATGTAGTTTATTCATTAGAAGTACTTGTATTTGCTCCGGAGGATCTTAAACACATTGTAGAATACTGTGTTAAAGAGATGCCTATGACAGCAATTAATAAAATTAAAGGTAATGAGCAACAATAAAGTTGCATTACAAAAATAAAATACCTATATTAAAAACAAAAGTTATAAAAAATGGATATTAATTCAATCAGAGCAAAATTAAACGCTCTACAAACTCAGAACAGCCGTCCTTCTGGAGAGTCACGTAAGAATGTCTTCTGGAAACCTGCCGTGGGCAAGCAAACAATCCGTATTGTACCTTCTATGTACAACAAGTCTAATCCGTTTTCGGAATTATTTTTTCACTACGGTATTGACAAGAACCCTGTAATCTCTCCTACTAACTGGGGTGAGAAAGATCCAATCGTTGAGTTCGCCAAACAATTACGTCAGACTAAAGATAAAGAATCTTGGAGTCTTGCTCGTAAATTGGATCCTAAGATGAGGGTATTTGTACCTATCATCGTTAGAGGTGAAGAACATGAAGGAGTAAAATTGTGGGGCTTTGGTAAAGAGATCTACATGGAATTACTTTCAATGGTTGAAGATGAGGACATCGGGGATTACACCGATATCGTTACCGGCCGTGATTTAAATTTAACCACAGTAGGTAAAGAAACTACCGGAACTGGTTTTAACAAAACTACAGTACGTGCTAGAACTGCACAAACTCCTCTGGCAGAAGATCAAACCTTACTAAACAAAATCTTAAATGAACAGCCAGATCCTTTGAAGGCTTTCTCTAGAATGTCTTTTGATGATATGAAGGCTTTGTTACAACGCTGGCTTGCACCTGAGGAAGAAGAAGGAGCAATCTCATCTGAACCTGCTTCAAACTTTGATGATAGTCCTGCAGTAGCACCTGCACCTACAGTAGAAGCACCTTGGAAGAAACCTGCTAGTCCTTTCACCTTAGAAACTCAAGGTAAGAAAGTAGAATCTAAAGCAGACAAGTTTGATTCTTTATTTAACGACGACGATAACGATTTACCTTTCTAATTAAGTTATGGCAAAGAAAAGCGCATCATTAACGGAGGCCGTATCTGCTGAACTTAAGAAGGGATTCTCTTTAGATAAATTTAAGGAGAAGAAACTACTAAAGGGTAACGTAAAATTTAAGGATCAAACCTGGATACCACTCTCTGAAGCATTTCAGGAAGTAACTTCTATCCCCGGTATTCCAATGGGTCATATAGTAATGCTGAGAGGTCATTCCGATACAGGAAAGACCACAGCACTACTTGAAGCGGCAGTATCAGCTCAAAAAGCAGGTATCCTTCCGGTCTTTATCATCACTGAGATGAAATGGAACTGGGAACATGCCATGCAGATGGGACTTCAGGTAGAAGAGAAAGTTGATCCGGATACCGGTGAGGTTGTAGACTATGTCGGGCAGTTCATTTATGTAGATAGAGAAACTCTAAATACGATTGAGGATGTTGCTGGATTCATTCTTGACTTAATTGACGAGCAGAAGAAAGGTAGCTTACCTTATGACTTATTGTTCCTTTGGGATTCAATCGGATCAGTTCCTTGTGAATTGTCTGTAAGAAGCAACAAAAATAATAATGAATGGAATGCTGGGGCAATGTCTACACAATTTGGTAATGGAGTAAATCAGAAGATTGTAATGTCAAGAAAAGAATCTTCACCCTTTACTAATACCTTGGTCGTTGTAAACAAAGTATGGACTCAAAAACCTGAATCACCAATGGGACAGCCCAAGCTTATGAACAAAGGAGGATTTGCGATGTGGTATGATGCTACCTTTGTAGTAACCTTTGGTAATATTATGAATGCCGGAACCTCTAAGATTAAAGCAATCAAGGACGGAAAGCAGGTAGAATTCGCCAAGCGTACTAATATTCAGATTGATAAGAATCATATTAACGGAATCACAACCAGAGGAAAGATTATCATGACCCCACACGGCTTTATTGAAGATACCGAAAAGGATCTAAAGAAGTACAAAGACGGACATTCAAAAGAATGGTCAGCAATCTTAGGAGGCGGAGACTTTACAGTAGTAGAGGAAGCTTACGAGGATGTAACTCCTAGTTATTACGAAAACGAACCGGAATAAAATTCCAAAGTTTCTAGAAAGAGCCCTTGCCTTGCAGGGGCTTTTTTCGTATCTTTAGACTATATTTATAACAAAAAAAAAACATGGCAGATAATTTTGATTTACGTAAATACCTTGTTGAGAATAAGGTTACTACAAACTCTAGAATGTTGAATGAACAATTTAAACCTACAAGGAACAAAGGGTTTAATAATTTTGCAAAAAAAGTTGCTGATATAATATGGTCAGCAGGATTAGAGGATCCTTTTGCAGCTGAACTTACAGATTGGGATGCTCTGTTTGAATTATGGAACGAACAAGGAGACCTATTTAAATACACTCAATCAGATATCGAAGAAATGGCTAATGAAGCCGGAGTATCTCAAGAGGATCTAGATTATATTTTAGACTTACCACAAGTGTCAGATTTAGAGAAGGGAGTTACTGAAAGTAAAAAGACTAAACCTACTACAAACTCTAAAATGTTAAAAGAAGAAGAACCAGGGAGAGCACCAAGAGGGGATTCAGGGCGGCAGAGAGGTAAAGAGGGAGGTTTACATAAGTACTTTGTAGTACAAGAAGAAGACTGGGGAGAAGATGCACATATTGGCTCAGTAGAGGTGGTTAGTAGTAATTTAGGGTTAGTAGAATTATGTGGAAAGTATAAACAGATACTATCGGACGAGTTAGGAAAAAAGTATGAAGTAGAAATTGAAATACTTGAGGGAAAGCACGGAGAAGAGGTAGGACTTGTTCATACAGATTATGAACAGAAATGCTTTATTTTTAAATACGATAAAGCATTAGAAGGACCTATTAAAAACTCTTCTTGGATGAGTAATATTGCAGACCTGTTAGGGGTTGAGTATTAAAAAAACTTCTATTTGATCCATTGAGAGTAGATTTACATCTTTAATTTTTATTTATAGTAGAAATGGATGATTTTGACCTACGGAATTACTTAATCAAAAACAAGCTAACTAAGACTCAGCAATTAAGAGAGAATGAAATAACACCTGCAGATATCACTAGAATATTAAAACGAACTGATGACGAACAAGATTTATACGTAAAAGATTGGGAGGAATTAACCCCGGAGATGTGTAATGACGGATTCTGCGATATCTTCGCCAGGTTATTTAGGGAAGAATATCCTGGAGCGGAACTTTGGGGAACAGACGCTAGTCTAAATCCGTGGGTTTTTGGGCACGTCTGGGTTAAATATAAAGGTAAATTTTATGATGCAGAAACTCC